TCTTATAGCTCCATTAAGATACGTACATAAATCTGCTCATCGTGCATTACTTATAAGACGATCGATGCCAGAACTAAGAGATGTTATATTCCAAACTCAGCAGATATATCGTAAAGCTGAACCAAAAGCTAAGTTTAAGAGTCAAGAGAATACGTGGTACTTTCCAAGTGGAGCTAGAATAGAATTTGGGTATTGCGAAAACTTACAAGATGTGTTAAGATATCAAGGACAGTCCTATTCATGGATTGGTATAGATGAGCTACCACAATATGCTAATTCAGATATATGGCAGTTCTTAAAGTCATCGTTACGTACTACAGATCCTGATATACCACTGCACATGAGAGCTACAGGTAATCCAGGTAACGTAGGATCAGCATGGGTTAAGAAGTTATTTATAGATCCTGCTGAACCAAACACTAGAATAACTGAGAAGATAGAATATGAGCTAGATGGTAAAACACTGTCAAGCGAAATAACAAGAAAGTTTATAGCAGCATCAGTATGGGATAATCCGTATCTCACACAAGATCAAAGTTACGTTGCTATGTTGGCATCATTACCAGAAGTAAAACGTAAACAGTTTCTATATGGTGATTGGGATGTAGTTGAAGAAGGTGCATTTCCAGAGTTTAATAAAGAGATACATACGTGTGATAGTTTTGAGATACCAAATGGATGGACTAAGATAAGAGCAGCAGACTTTGGTTATGCAGCGCACTCAGCAATATTATGGGGTGCAGTAGATTATGATGGATGTTTGTGGATATATAGAGAGTTGTATGTAAATCGTTTGACAGCAGATAAGTTAGGTCAGATGATTATGGAGGTAGAAGCTGATGATGGTAGAATACAGGATGCATTACTAGATAGTTCGTGTTGGGCTAAGAGGGGTGATGTAGGTCCATCAATAGCAGAGACTATGAATAGAGAAGGATGTAGATTTAGGCCATCAGATAGATCACCAGGATCTAGAGTAGCAGGTAAAATAGAGTTACATAAGAGACTGATGATTGATGAAGACACTGATGAGCCTAAGTTAAAAATATTAAAGAATTGTAAGAACCTGATCAGTCAGATAGCAGCATTACCAGTGGATGCTAGAAACCCTGAAGATGTTGATACTAAATCTGAGGATCATTTGTATGATGCACTAAGGTATATGATAATGTCTAGACCTACAAATATAAGAGTAGCGTATGAGAATACACCTAAACACCGTTATCAAGCATCGGATTCTACGTTTGGGTATTAGATGTTTTGGGCATACCTAATGATTATAATAGGATTTATACTCATAGTAGGTGTGTTTATTTATAGTCATTGGTATTAATATGAAAAAACCTAGAAATTATAAAAAAGAACATAAGGCAGGTGGTAAACTAGCGAAAGCTAAAAGAGCCTCTAGAAATAGAGCCAATAGAATTATGAAGAAAACAGTAGGCGTTCCTAAAGGATCAGAGGTACATCACGTAAATGGTAATCCACTAGATAACCGTAAGATGAATTTAAAAGTTGTACCAAAATCCACTAATAGACGTAATCAGCCAAAAAGGAAAAACAATGGCAGAAGAAAATGATATTCTAGTTTTAGAAGATGACACAAAAGATACTCCATATACTAATGTAGTTAGCTACGTCAATGGTAGATTTGAACGTGCAAAGAATAAAAGATACTCTGATGAAGAAAGATGGATACAGGCATATAGAAACTACAGAGGTGTATATGGTCCTGAAGTACAATTTACAGAAACTGAGAAGTCAAGAGTATTTATCAAGGTAACTAAAACAAAAGTACTGGCTGCCTATGGTCAAATTATAGATGTTCTATTTAGTCAAAATAGATTTCCTATTGGTGTAGAGCCAACAGCATTACCAGAAGGTGTGCTAGATACTGTACACATAGATCCCAAAGAACAAGAACAAAACAAAATGATGGAGCAGTTTCAGGATGTTTATGGTTTTCCTGGTGATGGTAATGAATTAGAACCAGGTCAAACATCTAGCGTATTGAAAGATAGTTTAGGTCCACTAGAAGAAGAACTAGGAGATCTAGAAGGTCTTAAAGAAGGACCAGGACAAACACAATCTTCTGTTACATTTCACCCTGCTATGGTTGCTGCTAAGAAGATGGAAAAGAAAATACGTGATCAGTTAGAAGAATCTGCTGCCACTAAACATCTTAGGTTCTCTTGCTTTGAGTGTGTGCTGTTTGGCACTGCTGTAATGAAAGGTCCATTTGCTTTAGACAAAGAGTATCCTAACTGGGATGATGAAGGTAAATATGATCCAGTAATTAAAACAGTACCTAAAGTAGAACACGTATCTGTCTGGGATTTCTATCCTGATCCAGATGCACATAATATGGAAGATGCTACATACGTAGTAGAACGTCACAAGCTTACACGTTCACAACTTAGAGCGTTAAAGAAACGTCCATACTTTAGAAGTAAAGCGATAGAAGATGCTATCAAAGATGGTGAAGACTATTCTAGAGAGTGGTGGGAAGATAACTTAGAGGATAATGATACTTCTTCAGACTTTGGTGGTGAAGGTTTTGCTGGTGAAGGTGGTGATGTAGAACGCTTTGAAGTATTAGAGTTCTGGGGTACAATAGATAAAGAGATAATACAAGAACAAGACCTAGAGATAGATGACCATCCAGATGATGAGATACAGATTAACTGCTGGGTGTGTAACAATAAAGTTATACGTCTAGTCATTAATCCGTTTGTACCTAAACGTATTCCTTATGTTGCTAGTCCATATGAGATCAACCCATATAGCTTCTTTGGTGTAGGTCTAGCAGAAAACATGGATGATACTCAAACATTAATGAACGGCTTTATGAGATTAGCAGTTGACAATGCTATTCTATCTGGTAATCTATTGATAGAGGTAGATGAAACAAACCTAGCACCTGGTCAGGATCTTACAGTATATCCAGGTAAAATCTTTAGAAGACAAGGTGGTGCGCCAGGTCAAGCTATATTTGGTACTAAGTTTCCAAACGTGTCAAGTGAAAATATGATGTTATTTGATAAAGCAAGAATATTATCAGATGAGTCATCAGGATTACCATCATACTCATATGGACAAACTGGTGTGCAAGGTACAGGTAGAACTGCATCAGGTATATCTATGTTGATGGGTGCAGCCAGTAATGCTATCCGTACAGTGATTAAGAACATGGATGATTATATGTTACGTCCAATAGGTGAATCATTATTTGCATTTAATATGCAGTTTGATTTTGATCCAGAGATACGTGGTGATCTAGAAGTAAGAGCTAGAGGCACAGAAAGCTTTATGAAAAATGAAGTTAGATCCCAGCGTCTTATTAGTTTCTTACAGATTGCAAGCAGTCCTGTACTAGCACCATTTGCTAAGTTCCCATACATCATGCGTGAGATAGCAGCAACTATGGATCTGGATGTAGATAAGGTAACAAACAATCCTGAAGAAGCATTTAGACAGGCATTGCTATTACAACAGATGCAACAGCAACAACAAGAACAAGCTCCTGCTCAAGATCCTACAGGTGCAGGTGGTGGTAATATAGGAACTGGTCAAGCACCAGCACCAGGAGAACAGGGATTTGCTACAGGTGGTGGACCTAATGCAGGAACACAACAGCAACAACAACAGGCACAAGCACCTCAAGGTGGAGGGCAACAAATACCACCAGAACTAATGGCTATGCTACAGCAAGGAGGTGGTGGTAATGCTTGACGTTAAAACCGCTAGAGACATTTTACCGTTAGTAAATACACCAGATTTTGAAGAGTTATTTAATTTGTACCTAGACTGTAAGAAACATGATGCCTTACGTGTGCTAGAGCAGAGTGATGATGAAGTAGAACTGTACAGAGCGCAAGGTGCTATCGCTATGCTAAGAAAGCTACGAACTATGCGTGTAGAAGTACAGACAATACTAAAAGGAACTTAATATGGCAACTACCGAAAAAGATATTATAAATAAATATCCAAAATCTAAAAATATTGCAGATTTAATTGTTGAATTAGGTAATAAATTAGATGTTGACCCAATGTATTTAGCAACAACTATAAATGCAGAAACAGGTGGTTCATTTAACCCTGCTATAAAAAATATTGCAGGTAGTAAGGCAGTTGGATTAATTCAATTTACACCTAATACAGCAAAAAATTTAGGAACAAATGTTAGATCTTTAGCTAAAATGAATGCTAGAGATCAAATGAAATTTGTGGAAAAATATTTTTCAACAATTGGTGCTGGTAACTTATCAAAATTAAAAGGTGGTAGTCAACATGATGTTAATATGGCTATTTTTTATCCTAGAGCTATAGGTGAAGATTTTAATTTTAATATTTATGAAGATATTAAAAAAAATTCCTCATTAAAAAGAGCAAATGAATTTAAAAAACAAAATAAAGGTATTATAACTGCTGGTGATTATACTATGAAATTAACACCTCCTGTACCAAAAGAAAAACCACAAAAAGAAACTTCTCCTAAATCTACTTCAGAACAAACTAAAAAAATGCTTGAAGAAGAAAAAGCAGAACCCGCTAAAGAAGAAAGAATAGATCCAGATAGACCTCCTCAAGCTACAAAAGATAAACCAAAACTTATGGAGTTTGAAGGAGTAGAACCTTTTAATGAAGAAGAACGCACAATAAAATTACAAATGGAAGCTATAAATCCTATGGGTTCTGCAAATGCAGATGAGAGTTTAACCACTCAAAGTATTCCCCAATTAGAAGATATTGGTGATTTTATGAATCCAAAATCTAAAGAAATAAAAGAGCTTTCTATGCCTGAAGAGAATGCAGCATCAGATTATGAGAAAGCATTTGACAAGTATGATGGAGAGCTACCAGAAGAAGAAGAAGATTCTATATCTTATAGTCAGGCAATTGAGCCTGAAGATAGTGTGGTAGACAGAGAGGGTATGGACTATGATACTCCAGAAGTTACTATGGAATCTGATCCTGAAATAGGAGAGTTTATAGCTAATCTGTTTAACTCTAAGAGTATGATGGCTGATGAAACTGAAATGTTTGACGATCAAGAATATCAAAACCTAAAAGAAGGTGGTGAGGTAGAGGCAGACTTTGTAGATGATGACAAAGAAGATGATGCAGCTGATCCTCCACCAGGAGCTACACCAGAACAAGTAGCTGATGATATACCTGCTATGTTATCTGAAGGTGAGTACGTACTACCTGCTAATGTTGTAAATTATTTAGGTCTTAAAAACATCACTGAAATGCATCAGGCAGTATTAGATGAGATACAACAAATGGCTGATCTAGGCTTTGTAGAAAATGTAGATGAGAATGGTAAGCCTGAAGATGATGATGATGAAATGCCTAAAGTTAAAAAGAATGGTGATGTAGAATCTCCAGATGATATGGAAAAAAGTGCTACATTAATTATAGCTAGTGCATCCCCTAAAGGCATGATGTGTCCAGAGCCAGTAATGCTTAAAGATGGTGGAGCTTTTGATCCTTTTGGTGGTTCAGAAGCAGAAGTTGAATTTGAAGCGGAAGCTGAATTTGATCCTATGGGTTCTAAAGAAACAGATTTTAATACTGATATAGGACCAGGGGCTACTGAATTAGATTTAGCTCCTACATCTCCAAAGTTTGACCCATTTATGGATAATTTAATGACTGCATATGAAACAGTAGGTCCACCAGTAAAAACAATTGCAGATAAATTTGCACAATTTAATGAAAATATGTCTCAAATGAGAGCAGAGGCTAGGGAAGAAGCAGCTGAAAAAGCTTATGCAGAAAATCCTAATGCTACAAGAGCAGAGATTGATGAAGCTATGAATGCTGCGTTTGCTTCTCCTGCTGGTTTTAGCGAAAAAGAAGATGCTGCTTTTGAAGGCGGTGCAAAAGGTATGAATGAAGGAATGGATACTCCTGGTGGAGTCAACAATATGGATGGGTTTATATCTGATGCAGAGTTAGAAGTTGCTTCAAGTTCTGCTCCTACAACTGGGGCGTATAAAGAACAATTTATTCCTGGTGTAGGAATGGTACGTGATGGTGGTCTTATGTCTAAAGGATATAATACTGGTGGTCAGGTAACTAACTTTGTTCCTAATGTAGGTATAGTTCCTATATCAACAGGTCTTGAAATGGATCAACTACCTTCTTCTAGTCTTATGAGTTTTAAAGATATATTAACTAAAACTCGCGCACCTGTAGCAGAAGCCTATGGTTTTAAATCATGGGATGAAGCAAGCAAAGCATATAAAGATAAACCTAAGTTAGAAGGAGCAGAGTTAAGTAGAAGACAGAAAGATGCTAAGTATATTACTAATCGTCAATTTACAGGAATAGATGGTAGCAATCAATATGCAAAAGATCCTTTCCTAGAAAACACATTAAGAAAATACGGTGTAGACTTTGAAAACTTTGCAGACGTAATGGGTAGGTATAGATCAGGTGAAAAAATGTTAAGTGATACTATGAGTGTAGCTGAAAACGAAAAGTTAAAAAATGATTTAACAGGTTACGCAAATGAAAAACGTATCTCAAGATTTGGATTTACTCCTCAAGATGCTTCTCAATTACCAGAAGGTTCTACTAATAGAGATGTTTTAAAATCTTTGTTTAGAACACAAATAAATTTTGATGAGGATTCCGTAGATCCAGAAAATAGTGATCTTGCAGGTAATGTTAACAATCCTAAAGGATTTCAACGTATGTTTAAACCTAGCGCACATAGAGAGTTTAAAGAAAATGTTTTAAATGAAGGTATAGTTGATCCTAAAATTGAACAATATCTACGATTAGATGAACCTATGAATGTTGAAACAGTTAACAGAGTAACCGCATATTTAAATACTGGAGGAGATCAACAATACATTGATCCTAATAATGAAAAATACAGTGAAGATATATTTGCCAAATACGATGACTTAAAAGCTCTATCTCCTTCATCTGGCTTATTATCACCTAGTAAAGATTTAGGAACATTTGTAAAGGACGTTGGATACGTCTAATAATCTAGGCTACCTACTACCCTTCTTATGGTAAGAAGCTACTAGTAGCCCCAAAAAGAAAGTAAATAAAAATGGAAATGGTACAACAAGAAGTTAAAACTGCCCCAATAAATAAACGATATAAAAGAGAATCTATAGAAGAAGTAGATAAAGAAATAGAAGAACTAGAGGCTCAACGCAATCAACAAGAGCCAGAAGTAACAGAAGAACAAGAAGAAGATTTAAATCCTGAAGAAAAAACATTTAAGAAAAGGTATGGAGATCTCAGGAGACACACTCAGCAGATACAAGAGCAGCATACTGGAGAGTTACGTAAGCTTCAACAGCAAGTAGAAAGTCTTACACGTAAACAAGTAAAGTTGCCTAAGACTGATGAAGAACTAGAAGAATGGTCTGAAAAATACCCAGATGTTGCTAAAATAGTAGAAACTATTGCAACCAAGAAAGCATTAGAAGCTCGTAAAGATGTAGAAGAAAAACTTAAATACGTAGATGAAATGCAAACAAAAGTTCAAGTAGAAAAGGCAGAAAATGAATTATCTAAACTACATCCTGATTATATAGATTTAAGGATGAGTGAGGAGTTTCATCAATGGGTAACAGAACAACCTAAGTGGATACAATCTGCTCTGTATGAAAATGACACAGACCATTTAGCAGCTGCAAAAGCAATTGATTTGTATAAATTAGAAACTAAAAAGGTTACTAAGAAAGATACAAAAGATGCAGCCAAATCTGTATCAAATACTAAACGCTCAGATGAACCTACAGCAAGCAATAGAAATGTGTGGTCAGAATCTAGAGTTAAAGGTTTATCTGCTAAAGATTGGGATAGATATGAAGAAGATATCCAAACTGCTGTTAAAGAAGGTACATTTGTATACGATTTAACTGGTGGAGCAAGATAAAGTACTTGACAAATTAATTTAAATGTGATATACTATATACAATTATAAAACTAGCTGATGACTAGAAACATTGGCTAGTTCCTTTTAGGAGCCTCTTTTATAGACAACCTCCTGTTTATGCTAACTCTAAACATATCAACTACCTACAATCGTTAGGCCAGGATTATCCTCACCCTAAAGATGTAGCCTTGAAACTGTCAAAGTTGGCTCGTTTCGATATAGCCGAAAGGAGATAACCAATGGCTTTTAAGACTGCAACTGGTTATGGAAATCTACCTAATGGTAACTTCTCTCCTGTAATTTACAGTAAGAAGGTACAATCAGCTTTCCGTAAAACTAGTGTTTGTGAAGATATAACCAACAGTGATTACTTTGGTGAGATATCTAATTTTGGTGATACAGTGCGTATTATCAAAGAACCAGAAATCACAATTTCTGAATATGCAAGGGGTACGCAAGTAACTCCACAAGACCTACAAGATGATGACTTTACTCTTGTTGTCGATAAAGCTAACTACTTTGCTTTTAAAATCGATGACATTGAAGAAGCTCATTCTCATGTAAACTTTGAGTCAATGGCTAGTGATCGCGCTGGCTATCGTCTAAAAGATCAATTTGACCAAGAAGTTCTAGGTTACTTGACAGGTTTCAAACAGGCTACAATTAGTACTGTTGCTGGAACCGCTAGAGTAGCTGCTGATAAATCAGGTACTGATCCTATTGCAGGAGCAGCTGCTAATGGTTTACTAGCTTCTATGTTAATTGCTCGTGACAGCTTTGTTTCTGGTGGTGCTGCTACCGACTCAATAGCCCTACATCCTGACGGATCTACTGGTGAAGCAACTCCTTTGGAAGTTCTAAACCGTATGGCTCGTTTACTCGATCAACAAAATGTTGACCGTGATGGACGTTGGGTTGTTGTTGATCCAGTATTCGCTGAACAGCTTAATGACGAAAACTCTAAGCTATTAAATAGTGATTTTGCTTCAAGTGATCCAGACATTCTTCGTAATGGTCGTATTATTTCTGGCATGATCCGTGGTTTTAGAGTTTATATGTCTAACAACCTACCTTCAATAGGAACAGGTCCAGCTACCATTGATACTAATGGTTCAAGCGCACATTATGGTGCAATTGTTGCTGGACATGATTCTGCTGTTGCTACGGCTTCTCAAGTAGAGAAGGTCGAAACTTATCGTGACAATGACAGCTTTGCTGACATCGTTCGTGGGTTACATTTATATGGTCGCAAGGTTCTTCGTCCTGAAGCACTAGTTCGCGCTCACTATAATATTGCTGGTTAAGGGAGAATAGACAATGGCTACTTTTGACCTTACCGCTTCATCTACTTCTGGTGTTGGTGCAGATATTTCTGCTGTAATGCCAGGTCATTACGGTAACAATGTAATGTACAATGTCGAGGCATACCTTGACGTAGCTGCATTAATTACTGCTGGTAATACAATAGCTGACGGAGATATCTTTCAGTTACTAGAAATACCTGCTGGTACATTGGTACTTAATGCTGGTGCTGAAGTTATGACAGCTTTTACTTCAAGTGTAACTGCTGACATTGACTTTGCTGCTGGTGATGACATTGTTGATGGTGCTGATGTTACTTCCACTGGCTATTGTGCTGCTGGAACTAACGGACAAACCAATACAGTTGTCGGTTCAGGTGCTTCAACTTA